GCAAAGACAATCCAGCGGCGGCGACGTAGCCGCGCACCTTGTCGTAGGCAGGGTTAGACTGGAACTGCATGATTGACCTCCTTAGATGATGATTGCCAAAACACTGATCACGCCAGCAGCGAACCCGGACATCCGGGCGGCGATCTGGATCAAGCTGATCCGCCCGATCCCGGCAAAGCCTTCGTCGGCGAACCCGCCCTCGATCTTCATTAACTGTTGCATAGTGACCTCCGTTAGTGCCTCACAATAATGCCACAGTCAGTTACTGATGTAAACAGGAAAAGTTTCGGGCAATATCAATGGGTTACCCATCATGGCGTAGTGGGCAAAAGTCCCTCGTTTCTTGGTGGGGCGCGAAGCCGTATAAAGAGGGGAGGCGGCACTATCTAGGCACGTTCTCCTCGGAAGCCGAAGCTAAAGAGGCTGTAGACAAGTTTTGGGCCGAGGCGTAAGCTACGCGCTCGACCCAAGACTTTCAAGGTCGCGGGGTGTCCACTCCCCGACTATCGACAACACGAACCGACGAAGGAAACGAAATGTCATCGACAAAAAAGTCTTACCTCATAGAGGCTGCTCTGTCCATTGTTGCGGACACCGGGTTTAAAGTTTTCCCCACCACCGACAAGAAGCCTGTATGGTCAAACGAGGACCTCGGCCTGAGCGCTGGCGAGGGGTCGTACAAGATCGCAACGACGGATGCGAGGCAGATCAAAAAACTATTCGAGCGGGGTGCGCAGGTCAGCGTGCCGATGCGCGTCAACGGCCTAGTGGCCATCGACGTCGACCTCTACAAGGGGGGCGAGGTCGAGCAGTGGCACGAGGCCAACCGCTATTGGCTCGAAGGCACGCGGACGCACCGCTCCGGCAACGGAGGGCTGCACTACATCTTCAAAGCCGACCCGGAGCTGCGCTTACCCGGCCAGCTCATGGAAGGCGTGGACGTCAAGTGGAACGGCTACATCGTGTGGCCGCCGCAGGATGGCTACGAGGTCATCGACGACGCTGACTACCGTGAGCTGCCAGAGGACGAGATGTCGGCGGCGATGCGGGCGAAGGGTGGGACAGGTAACCTTCGCGGTGCGGATGCCATGTACAACAGCGCGACGGATACGGAGCTGTACGGCGACATCATCAGCGGTGCCAGCTACCACCCGGCGATGCAGACGTTGACCATGCGCTATGCCAACAGGAGGCAGCCAGCCGAGATCAGTTTGGAGCTGCTGCGTGAGGCTATGGACCTCGTCGCCATCAAGGATGATCGGTGGCACGACCGGTATTCTAAGATTGAGCCTCTCGTTACCAGTGCCATTGCGAAATTGGAAAACGAGCGGTCGGCGACAGACGAAGAAACCGCTGCCGTCATGCAAGGCACGCCCCTAATGAAGATGGGCCTCGATAATTTTTCAAAGCCGACACTCGAAGAAATCAGGGCTGAGGTGTCGGCGGAGAAGACGCAGCAGCCCTCTGCACCCTCAACGCCCCCCGGCCTTGTCGGTGAGATCGCAGCCTACCACGACATGAAGTCTCGGCACGTCACCCCTCAGTATGGCGTGGTCGCTGGCCTTATTTCCGTCAGTGCGCTGCTCGGCAACCGCTACGTGGTGGACATGCCGAAGTACGACACGAACACCAACTTGTTTGTGGCGATGCTTGGCCCTACAGGCTCCGGCAAGGAGCTGCCGCGTACCATCGTGAGTGAGGTGCTCACCATTGGAGGGATGCAGGACACGGTGAAGGATGTTGTCTCCGAGCCTGCTTTTCACGCCGCCTTGAACCACGACGCTCGGATGACGTGGATGCCGGATGAGTTCGGCAAGCTGCTTCGCAACATCGGCCACAGCGCAGCGCACCACACGTCTGGTATGCTCAAGTTCGCCATGCAGGCTTACGGCATCCACAATGGCGGTATGATCCCAGCTAAGGTGTACTCGAACGCTAAGGATGCGAAGCCAGCCATCGTCAGTCCGTATGTGGTCGCGATGGCGACGACGACCCGGTCCAGTTTCGAGCAGGTCATGTCCGAAGACTTCATTGCGGACGGCTTTCTGAACAGACTGCTTATGGTTGAAGAACCGCAGAGCGTTATGGGTAAGGTCAACGGTACGTCGAAGGCTAAGTTGAGCGATGATGTCCGAGCACGCATCGCCGCTCTGGCCGATAATGGTGCGCTGGAGACATCGAGGGCGGAGGGTAGGAGCCTCCCGCATCCCATGCCTATAGCGGTGTCCAGCGATGCGCTTGCATTGTTTGAGGCGTTCGATGATGAGACGACGAGGGTGCTGGCCACGACCAATGACCCGGCCAAAAGGGAGCTGATGCCGCGTCTTCACGAGAACGCAATACGTGTAGCTGGCGTTTTGGCTTGCGGTGATGGTGATCCGCTGTCGCCAGTGCTCGAAGAGGAGCACGCGGCTTGGGCTATCACCTTCGTGAGGAAGTCTCTGGCGGCCATGATCGAGTTCACTCTCGACATGGGCGGCACCGAGTTCGACAAGGATCGACGCCGGGTTCTTGAGTTTATTCGTGAGCACGGCGAGATGGGGGTCACGGCCCGCGACATCACGCGGCGGTTCAAGCTACAGGCCCGCGATCGAGATGCCGTCATCGAGATGCTGGAGCACGGCGCATACATCGCAGAGGTCAACACCGCCTCCGGCATCACGAAGCAGAGGGTTATCCGTTATGTTGCCGTATAGGTGTCACCGTTGTCACAAGGTGTCACCTACATCAGGTGACACCTTAAAGCCGCGCTCAGTAAGGGATAGAGGTAAGGTGTCACTAAATACATACCATACCCTCCCTACCTATATTTTTGAGCGAACGGGTGGGGGTGGGGGTAGACCCCCCGGTGACACGGTGACACCTTCCCTCAAACCCATAGCCAGTAAGGGATTAAGGTGTCACCTCCCTACTGGTGACACCTTGGTGACAGTGACACCTTTCGAGAGGAGATCGACATGACGTTTAGGGAGTTTTTGAAGCAGACCCATGATGAAATCGTCGCGGTTGGACAGGACCATGAGGGCGACGATGTTTTTTACACGAAGCTCGGTAGGATGGCGTACTTTAAAGGCGGCCCATACGGCCTTGTCGTTGTGGATATGCCCGTCGTGGAGATGCCGAAAAATGCCAAATAGGAACAAGCAACGAGGCTACGAATTGGAGCGGGAGACGGTCCTGTTCTGGCGTGAGAAGAACGCCGAGGTGCAGCGAGTGTTCGGCAGTGGGGCGCATAGCCATGCGGGCGAGGAGTTCGACGGTGATGTGAAACTTGGGCCGTACACCATCGAGGCCAAGCGCAAGAAGAGCGGCTTCAAGTTTTTGTACGACGCGCTGGAGCAGGGCGAGTACGGAACGGACATGCTGGTCATCAGGCAGGATCGCAGCCGACGGCTCTACGTCCTCGAAGAGGAGACGCTCCTTGACCTGATGCGGAAAGCTGGATTACTCTCGACGCCAATTTGAAAAACAAGTTGGATTTTTCAGTGACTGAGAAGAAGCAACGGGGCGGAGCACGCAAGGGCGCAGGTAGGCCGAAAGGCGTGCCGAATAAGATCACGACGGATCTGCGGCAGGCCGTCATCAACGCGTACGACAAGGCTGGCGGCGAGGAGTATCTCGCGGGGCTGGCGCGGGACGAGCCGAAGACGTTTGCCACACTGATGGCCAAGGTCATCCCCAGCGAGAACATCAATCGCAACTACGACATGTCCGCAATTCAGGGTCGCCTAAACGCGGCGAGGGAGCGGGCAGCCAATGCGAACAAGGCGAGGAGCAAAGATGCCAAGCAAGAAAAAACCATACGGCGGCGGGCGTAAGAAGTGAGGCCCGCTGATCACCACTGGAAGCGTCCGCCTCCCGGCCAGTCTGGGCTGTTGGTCTGCGACAAGTGCGGGCAGCGCAAGGTGCCTGACCTCGACAACCCGGACCACCCGGACCATGGCTGCACTGGCCGACCGCAGGACGCCATCGTGGTGAGCCATGACAGCGAATACGATCCAATCACTTGAGGAGGAGCTGGCGGACTTCGTCGGCTCTTGCTACGACGACCCGCTGCTCTTCGTGCGCTCGGCGTTCCCATGGGGGACAGGCAGCCTCGCAGGTTTTGACGGGCCAGACGACTGGGCGGTCGAGTTCTTGACCAAGATCCGCGAAGAGGTCAAGGACCGCGCCTTCGACGGCGTCAACGCTGTCGCCCCGCTCTACTTCTCCACGGCATCAGGACACGGCATCGGCAAGTCTGCGATGGTCTCGTGGCTCATCCTGTGGATTATGTCCACCCGACCGAATTGCAAAGGCACAGTGACTGCCAACACGGCGCAGCAGCTCCGCTCAAAGACGTGGGCCGAGCTGGCCAAGTGGTACAACCTCTGCCTCACGCAACATTGGTTCACGCTCAACGCTGGCTCGATGGGGTCGCTCAACCTCTACGCCAACGCAGCGCCGGAGACATGGCGCGTCGATGCTCAGACGTGTGAGGAGCGCAACAGCGAGGCGTTCGCCGGGCAGCACGCAGCCACCTCGACCAGCTTCTACATCTTCGACGAGGCATCTGCCGTGCCTGACAAAATCTTCGAGGTCCGCGAGGGTGGCCTGTCGGACGGCGAGCCTATGGTCTTCGACTTCGGCAACCCGACGCGTAACACTGGCCGCTTCTTCGAGAACATGCAGGGCAGGCATCGCAACCAGTACGTCAAGACGTTCGTGGACAGCCGCGACGTCCGCATCACGAACAAGGAGTTGTTCAAGCAATGGGCTGAGACGTATGGCGAAGACAGCGACTTCTTCAAGGTCCGCGTCCGGGGCATCTTCCCAGACGCTGGTGCGCTCCAGTTCGTCAACGGTGCCAAGGTCAGAGACTGCGTCAACCGCGCCGTTGTGGTTCAACCTTTCGACCCGCTGGTTATCGGCGTCGATGTCGCACGGTTCGGCGACGACCAGAGCGTCATCTGCATCCGGCAAGGGCGAGACTGCGAAACGCATGAATGGTTCAAGTTCCAAGGGCTGGACACCATGCTCCTCGCGGCCAAGGTCGTCGAGGTAGCCAACAACCTCAAGGCTGACCAAATCTTCGTTGACGGCGGGGGCGTCGGTGGTGGCGTGGTGGATCGGTGCAGGCAATTGGGCCTCGATGTCTTCGAGGTCAACTTCGGCAACCAATCGACTGACAAGCTCTACGCCAACATGCGAGCGCAGTGTTGGGGCAACATGCGCGACGCCATCTACGACGGTGTGCGTCTGCCGGACGACCCTGAGCTGATCGCTGACCTCACTGGCCTTGAGTACGGCTACAACCTCCGCAACCAGATACAGCTCGAAAAGAAGGAGGACGCCAAGAAGCGCGGCATCGCCAGCCCCGACCTTGCGGACGCCCTCGCCTTGACGTATGCCTACCCGGTAGCACCAACGCGCCCCGGCTACAAAGCCGAGGAGCAAACCCAGTCGGAGTACAACCCCTATGACTAACCCGACCTATCGCTACACCCCCGGCATCAACGACTGGAAGGCTGAACGGTATCGCTCGATGCAGTTGGTTGAGCAGACCAACGGCGACTTCGTCAACGTCAGCGACGGCACACCAATGCCGATACGAGAGGTGCCGATCCCCAGCACAGGCAACACCAGCACGACACCGCTGGGCAGTGGTGCGACGTTCTCCGGAGAATGGGAGCAGAACCACGCATCCGAGGTTATGGTCTCGATGAAGACCGACAACCCCGGGACTCTGTACTTCGATTTCAGCAACGACGGCACGAACGCAGACAGCACGTTCCCGGTGCAGGGCTTCCGCGTTGCCGCCAATATCCACGAGTTTCACATTGCAGTGAAGGGGCCGCGATACTTCCGGGTCCGCTTGGTCAACGATACCGGGGCGCAGACGTATCTGCGGCTCTACACCTACTACGGCACGTTCCGCGCACCCAACAATCCGCTCAACCAGAGCATTGGCATCGACAGCGATGGCGCAAGCACGCGCCCGACCAACTTCCAAGACGAAGTGAGGCTTGGTCGCCGCGCTGGCGTCAGTGGCTGGACGACGTTTGGGTATCGCACGGGCCTTACGCAGAGTTTGGGCGAAAGCACGATCTGGGCGGCAAGCGGGAACCACACAATCCTGACCAGCGCATCGACGTTCACGGTCACCTACAACAACGCGACCGACGGTGACGGCACGTCAGGCGCGACCCAGATGGATTTCTATTACATTGACAGCGACGGTTTGCCTGCAATCACGCCGCACACGCTGGGGAGCAGCGGCAGCGATGTGACATCGTTCAGCGGGTTGGGCATCAACCGCGTCGCGGTGTCGGCTAACGGGGGCGCAACGTACAATGTCAACGCCATCACGGTGACGGCTACGACAGGCGGAACAATTCAAGCCATTGTCCCGGCCACGCAGTCGGTCACGCAGCAGTGCATTTTCTTCACCGGGTCGAACCACACTGCGCTGGTTGAAATGGTGAGAGCCAACGTCATCACGGCAACGAAGTCTGCGACCATCCGCATCAATGGCTACGTCTACAACAGACAGCTCAACACGAGGTACGAAATCTATCGTGGGGCCATCTACCCGTCGGCAAAGCTAGACCTTGAGGTGAAAGACCCAATCAAGTTCCAACTGAACGCTACAGACGTGCTGTACTTCACCGCCCTGAGCGACAGCAACAACACCGCAGAGATTAATATGCGGTTCAGCCTTAACCAGTATCAACTCACGTAACCGACTAGACCGCCACAACATCTTGTGGTATACGCGCAAGATGGACGGTATCGTAATCTTCCGCGCTGAGAACACTCACCCCCTCGCTTGGCTTCTGCATAGGGGCCGTCGTCATGTCTGGTGCGCCGTCGAAAGCAGGGAAGGCTGGGTCGTTTACGACTTCTGCAACGGTCGCCCGGAGCTGTTCCACATAACCGACGAGACCGATCTACCCCTCTGGTACGAAGCGCAGGGCTACCAAGTCCTCCACGTACACATCACCGACCACATCCCGTTCAATCCCTTCATGCTCCGCAACTGCGTCTCCATGGTGAAGCACATCATGGGCATCAAGTCGTGGGCGTTGACCCCTCAGCAGCTCTACAAGCATCTGACCAAGGAACATGCCATGAAGTACGCACTCGTTCCCGGCGGTGGAGTGTTCTCCTCGCCTAAACCGCCCGCACCACCGCCCCCGCCACCCCCGCCTCCGGCTCCGCCGAAGAAGGTGGATCCGGCTGTGCGGCAGGCTCGCACCGACGAGAAGAAGCGTGCGAAGCAGGCGGCTGGTCAGGGAGGCACCGTGAAGACGGGCCTCGCAGCCCAGACCCCGGTTGGTGACGCGACCACCACAAAAACCCTATTAGGGCAGTGACATGCCAGAGCTTGGCGGCAAACCAATGGGCGGCACCCTCATCGAGGGCGGCCAAGAGACCAAGAACTACCCGCGCCTTTACCTCATGGACAGCGATACGTCGGTGATCGGTGACCACGAGGTCGGCGCGGAAGTCATGGGTACGGTCAAGGTCCGCATCTCCGAGGTGGGTAAGGCAGCCGACGGCTCCCGCTCCGCAAGCCTCGAAGTCATCGAGATGTACCTCGAAGAGAAGGACAAGCCGACGGCAGCCGAGAAGATGTACCCAAGCGTGGTAGGTGACTGATGGCCCTCCTCGCAACGCCTGAGAACCTGCAGAGCCTTGCGCTGCTCAAGGGCAAGCGAGGGCCGATCATTCGCCGCTACAAGAAGCTGGAGAACGACCGCAGCTCGTGGCGTTCGCATTGGATGGAGCTGACCGACTACCTCAGCCCACGCCGTGGGC